GCTGAAAGAAGTGCAGAGGTTAAAAAGAAAGCGACCCTTTACAAAAAGGATTTTATCCTTATCACTAAATGGTCCGAACTGGAACCTTTCAAAGAATACACCAAGGCTGAAGCAAACGCGATGCCTGTACTTGACGATCCGGAAACGATTTTCTATTTGCGGACCGACAACGCTACTTGGTCATAATTTGAGTCATGACAGTAATTGAGGTCATAAAATCACATCCGGGGCTTGCCGACGTCCCGGATGTTCAAATCAACAGGATCCTAATTGACAGGGATGTAAACGGGGCTGATTTATATGTGAAGGAACTTTCTGTAAAAACGGATTTATGTATTGCGGACCTCCTGAGGTCAGCATTATCTCAACCGGATTTAACAGAATCGGACTTAACAATTAAACGGGACCGGCCGGGCATGTATCGGGAAATGGTTCGGATATATACCGAGAATGGGGAAACTGATAAAATTCCTTCTTACAACATTAACGACGCTAGTGATAAATGGTAGAAAGATTTCCACATACTGCCATTATTGAAGGGCCTGACGGAACTACAATAAAAGGGGAGTTTGTAAAACAGACGCCTGAAACCGTTGTCATCAAAGGTCGGTTAGTTATGATTTTAGGTCCTACCAAGACAATAGGGACGGATTCGGACCGGAAGGAATACAGCGCGAAATTTATCGCGTCTCAACCCGTCCAGTTCGATCCTAAAAAGGTAACTGTTCAGGGACATACTTACGAAGTGGTGCATGTTCTTCCGTTACAATTACGCAAAGTTATTTTACTGAAATGAGATCCGGGCTGACTCCGCTTTTCACTACTGAAGAAATTGACCGTTGGATCAAAAAATTCAATGACCGGGCCGAAAAAAACATGGTCCGATTGCTCAAAATGGGTGGTGAATATGCTGTTAAAAGAGCTAGAGAAAGCGGAAATTACCGGGACCATACGGGCAACCTGAGGAGCTCAATAGGGTACTTAATTGCTAAGGACGGAACACTGATAGAACAGCACTTTACTCCCGCCGGGGGTGGAAGCGATAAAAAGAGAGGTGTTGAGGAGGCTCGAAAATTAGCGATGCAAGTTTCACTCTCATATAGGCGGGGTTATGTTCTAATTGTTGTTGCAGGGATGCAATACGCAGCCGCGGTTGAAAGCCGTGGGCGTGATGTCCTTTCGACAACCGTGTATGCAACGGATGATTTTCTACGTGGAATTGTTCAATCAGGTTTAAATACTGCATAATGGCAAATGATTTCGACATAATAGATGCCTTATACGATTCGATTGAAAATTGTGGTGTTTTAGTTGGTAAGGGAAAAGCTGATTTGGATTGGATCGAGGCTAAAACAGAACATATTGTCATTAATAACTTACCACTGTATGAAGGTCAGTTATTGGACCGCGTACCGATAAACTTGAATATTTACGTTCCGAAAACAACGTCTGGAATGGTAAACAGAACGAGACTTAAGGAAATAGAAAATATTGTTACCCCGCTCATTCAGTCGGCCTCTTTGAATGCAGGGTATTTTGACCTCAGAGTAACGTTTAAGCAGATAGTCACGGATGAACCAATTTTTGATTATCGGAACATCCGATATGACTTAGTATTAACCCATTAATTTTAAGAGACATGCCTAAATTAAATATTGTTGAGCTGACTTCTTTCAAGGTGGGTGATCTGGATGCAGGCGGAGCAATGCCGGCCGACGGTTCTTTGACTGCCGTTTATGGTATGTCAGAGGGAACTGTAAATATCAACATTGGAGAGGCGAATACGACGCCGAAATACGTCGAAGAAAGTAAAATCTCTTTTGTTGATTTGGAAGGTAACCGCGAAGCGGACATCACTTTGGAAATTATCGGAGCTGAAGCCAGTGTTTTAGCCGCGTTGCTGGGTGGCACTTATGTACCCGCAAATGTGACGGATCCTGAAACAATTAATTTCTCTCCGAATGCGAGCCCTGTTTACAAGGCCTTAAAACTATCCGGTAAGAATAGCGACGGTTTACCTGTTGTCTATAACGTTCCGAAAGCGCACATGCTTTCGAGTCAGTCCGGGACCGTTGGCCGTGGAAACGCAAGGGGTTGGATTCTTAAAGGTAAAATCAACGTTCCCGTGGACGGTTCTGGTGTTGCTCAGAACTGGCTTCAAGTACTCACCGGGAATTCTACTGCATAGGTTTTCCTTTTCTTCCATATTTTTTGTTTTAGTGAACCCTGCCTAACGGTGGGGTTTCTATTTTATACAAAAAGCCATGCTTAGGATCGATTCACCAAAAAAAGCGTATCAACTCGAAATTGACGGGGTGGTATTAGACCTTACAGGGATAGAGATCTATGTTGAGATCATCCAGAATTTACCCGGTCAGAAGGCCGTCAAGAGTTTCAAATCAGCCACATGGTCTGGACTCGAGTCCGGAAGCGAATTATTGATCGATGTCGCTAATAATGCTTTTGTACTGTATTTTACCGCGTCTGAGCTGGACGCCGCTCCTCTTGGAACATACGATATAAATGTTTGGTTTTATGTTCCCGACAATGACTATCCAGATGGCAAACGGAGGCGATTTGTTCAGATTCCAGACGTTATTGTTATTCGCAATGATTAAACTAATTGAAATATCATCCGCGGTTGCATCCATTAATGAATTTTTAAATCCTGATGCGATTTCGGCTCGAAATTTAAACGATAACGTGGCCGGTGCTGTCGAGTATGGTCCTGTTAGCTTGGTGTCTTTTTTAGGCCTGAATGATGGAATAGCTGATTTTATTGAAATCCCTGTTACTCCTGACATGGCAAACAATTATCTGGACATATTATCGGATATGCTCATATTGCGCGATGACTTAATACTGTTGTAAGATGGCAAAACCTAATTTAAACGACGATCCTTATGTGTCAGGGCAAACCCGCTGGTGGCAATGGCATTCATATATTAAGCCAAAATTATTGGAAATAATTACGTGGTTTGATGGGTTAAGACAAGAGTTTCAACTAACGGCCACTGCTTTCCAGACAAAACGATCCGATGAAGTTGATTGGATTGACGTTTTCCCAAAATCCGAAATTATCGGACCTCCGGGGCCGCAAGGTGACCCGGGAGTTGACGGGAATAATGGCCTTTCAGCCTATGACGTATGGATCTCTCTCGGTAATGTAGGAACAGAGGCCGATTTCATAGCTTCATTAACCGGTCCGGCCGGTGCTGACGGAGTTGATGGGACTAATGGTACTGATGGCCTTTCAGCATATCAGGTATGGCTCAATCTCGGAAATGTAGGAACAGAGGCCGATTTCATAGCTTCATTAACC